CTTTGCCCTGCAAATCCTGAGACAACCAAAAGAGGGAGTCGCCCATGGTGGCGACTGAATATTTCGCAGCGCACCCGTGCTGGATAAAGGCCCCCGTCATAATCTCAAAAGGGAAGTTCGTTCCGCCGCCATTAACCCAAATCTCAGTGGTAACTGAGCCGATCAACCAAATCTCACGGTGAAGAACAAGCACGCTCACAAGGTGGTCAGGATAACCTATTTTGGTAGCAAAATACGTGGGGTCAAAGGTCGTGGAAAGCGCCAGGGATGTATAAAATATCCCGGTTCCCGGCTTGTTCAAAATAAAGAACGTGTCAACAAAATCAATCCTGTCCGCGCCATAGAACCCAGGAGCGGAGAAAGAGGCAAACGCACCCGTGAGAAGGTTCACGGTGTATCCATCGCCCGTCCCATCCACGATCATCATCGTGAGGCTGTTATCGGACATGCTGACGGGCGTTGTGAGGTTCTGTGCCATCGTCCCGAGCAACGTATAAACCCAGGTCGGGGATATGCTGTAAACGCGCTGCCCGACTACGGCATACAGGACATTGTTGGACGCCAGGAACATGCCCCTTGCACGTCCCGGCGTTGGCGTCGCCAGCACCCGCAGCCCAGGCCGGGGATACAGCGTATAAGGCGATGGCGCTTCCTCGGGGTTCTTCTCCGAATATAGATTAACCTGCCGCTGATTGGCCGCAATGATGCTGCGGGACACATACGCCCCGCCGATCAAAGGTATCCGGGGCATCAGTAGCCTACGTTGATATTGAAGCGCGGGCGGCGATTGCGAACAGCCCCCGGCATGATCAATTCAGAAATCGCCGAGTTCGCCCCCCGGATCGTATCAAGGGACGTTTTGGCGAGCGCAACCATCCGATTGTCCGTTGGCAACTGATAGGATAGTTGAAGCCGCACCCCCAGATTAAAAAGCAGCGCCTCTTGGTATTCCGCCGGCAGATTGATCGCCGTGGTCAGGTCCGGGAACTGCGTTAATTCCGCCTTGACGGTCAGGTGCAATTCATAAATCGAAGCCGCCGCCACTGGATAGAAATAGATCGTGCCAGTCGGATACGCCGCATCATAAAAAACACAGTCTGGGAACGTCCCGACCGTCTTCGCCACGATGCGGTTGTAATCCTCCCGCGCGTTGATGACCATGATTGGCCTATCAACCGGCGTAACCCCGCTGGTTATCCGAACGAATGCGGAATCAATCTGATCCGTGCGGGGAGTGTTGAAATCCCCGCCGGTTCCGAGCGTGTATGACGTGGCGCCAGTCGAGACCTTGGACACGTCCACCAAATGGAACACCATCCATCGCTTCCGGTTCCATTGCGCCAGCATCATATTCAGATGCAGGAATGCGTCGTTATTATCCTCAGCGGATGGCGTTTGACCTTGACCGTTTACGCCAGCGTCACGCAGCGCGAGGCGTATCAGGTCTAGCGGGGTCATTAGCCGTCAGTCCTGCCGCTCATGGAGCCGCTTCGGATGATATCTTCCGGGAGCATAATTCCGTCGCGTGTTTCCGGTTCCGGTTCTACTGGCGTGGGTTCATCCGCAACTGCCGGCGCCGTCATATGCTCCAACAGTGCAAGTTCCTCGGCCGCATCATTGACGATCTGACCCGCAACCCATTTCGGGTATTCGACATACACATAGTCGGACATTGCGCTTTCTCCGAAAGGTGCCCCACAGCCGACTTAGACCGTGGGGCAGTTGGGATCAGTTGGCAGCCAGACGGCAAGCCAACTGCGGGCGGATCGTCTTATAGCCATATAAGACATCAATACGGGCAGGGATACGATCTGTATTGATATCGTATTGACGCACGATCCGCATGGACACGCCTTCCAACACCTTGCGGGCCGCGAAGTGGACCCCTTCCGGCATCAGAAGATCGGCCGTCGCGAAGGTGAAGGCGTCGCGGTGGTAGGCGAGGGATATACCGGACGCGGTGGAGAGAGTGCCCGCGAAGGTAATCGCCGCCGCGTTGGCCGGCAGAGCGTTGACGTTCTGCTGAGCGCCGGTCAGGACCATCGCCGGGGAGATTGTCCAGGTTGCCGCACCAGAAACCGCAGCCGCCGTCAGAACGAACTGCTGAAGAACGCCCGTGCTGACCTTGGTTTCGGGATGAACCCGGAACACGCTGGCGATGGTGAAAACGTCGCCCTTGGAAGGGGCGCCAGAGCCGGATTGCACGATCAAGGAAGCGCCGGACTGATTGGCACCGTTGACGGTGTAGGCCGTATTGCCAGCGCCGCGCGTGAACGTGCTGAGAAGCGTATTCTCGGCAAATTCAAAGCCGCCGGTCTGACCCATAACGCCGTCTTTGTATTGGCGGGCGATGGTGGTGGAGTTCTGGAACAACCCCTTGAGGCTGTCCACGAGGTCCACGTTGTCCTGCGTGCAAAGCCGGATCATCCGGTTGTCGTCAGCCGGTGCGAGGTTATCAACCAGCGTCTTGCGGCCCAACAGCACGTTCCGCATGGACTGCGGGGCGCCATGACCGTTCACCTGATTGTAAACGTCCTGGAACATCGTGATCGCATCGGATTCGATATTCGCGGCCAGAACGGCCATCGCCGGTTCCAACACCTGCTGAGCGAAGTCAAAGATATTCATCGTCAGTTCGGTGGTGGTGAAGTTCACGTCAACACCCTTCTGGGTGGCGACCGTGAGGGACGTGTTCTGTTCGGTCACGTCCTGGGTTGCCATCGCGCTGCCGGTGCGGATCGTGTATTGGTTCGGCAACCGGATGCGGAGGGTGCTGCCGATCTTGGCACCATCCTGCGCGAAGCTGTCATCGTAAGAGCGATTGATGCTCCCGACGAAGTTCAGCTTTTGGTGAAGGATCGCCAACGCTCGGTTGGTGATCATATCGACGTTGAGAAGCGTGTTTGCCATGGGAGGCTCCATCGAGGGAAAATAGCGTCATCGCGACGCGGGGAATGGGCTTGCCTAAGGCCCAACCAATTAGATCAGCGTCGCGGGCGCGGCGCCTCAGCGATTGCGACGGGATGCCAATTCCTTGTCATACCACGCATTCCAAGCCTTGATATCCTTCGGGTCCGGTTCTGCGTTCGTGCGAACATCGCCGCCCCGGATTGGAGCGATGGGCGGCGGGGCTTTTGAAACCGGGAGGGGTTTCGGGGCAACCAGCGCCATACGTTGCAGTTCCATTATCATACGACGGCGCGGCAATGCGAAGATGCGGCTGGCATCGTCCGGGTTTTTGCCGAGGTCATAGTAAACCTTGGCGCCGGCTTCCTTGCCTAATTCAGTGAGCGTTTCCAAGAAATCATCGGGGAATGGCCCGAGCATCTTGTAATTGCTCACCGCATCGTCAAAATCTTGGTATGCCGTCAACCCTGCGTTGTGAATATCATTGCAGGCTTGCACGAATGACCGTTCTTCAACGACTTTTGCCGCTATCTTTTCAACCTCAGACGCGGGAACAAACCCAGCCGGGGGTTGCGTTGCCTGTGCTGGCGCCGGGGTTCCCTGCTGAATTTTGCGCAGAGATTCGGCGTGAGCGTCGGCTTGCCGTTTGAATTCATACTTCTCCCGCGTGAGTTCATCAATACGGCGCTGGAACCAAGGCGTTTGCTTTGGCTTTTGCTCCGTCTCGGTTTCACCTTCCGGGGGGGACGCAGGTTGTTCCGTGCCCGTCGCTGGAACGATTTCGGTAGCGGGCTGAGGCGCAATTTCGGTTTCCACCGCACCTTGCGTGGTGTCGCTGATTGTTTCGCTCATGGGGTTCCATGGTAGTTGTGGCGTCTCTCGACGCTACGCACGGCTTAACCCGCCGGGGGCTTGTAAATCCTCTACCTAGCCGTATCGAACGGCCTTCGCGGGTCGGGTCGCCGCGATGCTTCCTTGCTTGTGTAGAGGTAGGCTATCCCCGAAGTCCGCCGGCACCTTTCGGAACCGCCTGCTTGTTGATCGCGGCCAGGAAGGCCGGACCATAGTGCTTCATTGCGGCCTGAGAGATAACACCCTCCCCGACTTTGATTGAAGCCCATCCGTCGTCACCCTTGGCCGGCTCCGGGC